GAGCCTCGGGACGGAGGAGGCGTGGTGGATGGACGTCCTGCACCGCGGCTTCGTCTTCAAATCCCGCCTCGGTCTGCATGACGAGTTCGGGCACTGGGACCCGGAGGTCTCCACCGAACTGCTCTACGCCAGCTACCTGGAGTTCGCCAAAGAGAAGCGGGAGCGGCACACGCTGAGCCGCGAGAGTTTCGGGCGCCTCATGGTCCATCTCGGGGCAGAGAACAAGCGCCTGAGCCGGAAGGCGATCGGTGAGCACGTCACCCAGGTCCACACGAATTTCGGGGAGACGCGCAAGGCTGTCGCGATCATGCATAGCCGCCCGACCGGATACCGCCTTGGCGACCTCGACGTCTGCCGGCGCCTATTTTGCGCCTCCACCGGCCTGAACATTGACTGGCCCGACGACCGGGATGACGGCTGATGACGTCTCACGTGTCCCATTCTGTGGAACGCCCGGACGCCCTGCCGCCCCTACTCTGTCAGGGTGGCAGGGCATGCGTCAGGGCGCGGAGGCAGATTCCAGCCTCGCAACCCATTGATAACAAACGATGTGTCAGGGTTGTCGGCGTTGGCAGGGCAGATTTTTGGAAAAACTTTCCGGCGAGAGTCGCGACCCTAAAATGCCATATCTCCCCAGGTTTTCTTTATTTATCCCTGACTACTCTGACAACTCTGACAGAGATAAAGAAATCATGTGGTTATGGCGCCAGGGTTCGTCAGAGTTGGCATGGTTCGGCGCCTCATGTCTGACACCCAACGCGCCTCCCCCGTCATCCGCGGCCTGATCCGCCACCTCCGCGCCGATCCCGACGCCCTGCGGCTGCTGGCGCTCGCCCTGCTGCACCTCGCCCCGGAACTCGCGGCGCTGGTGCCGCCGGAAGCCGCACCACGCCCCAATCCCCCGACCAACCCCCCGACCGCCCTGCGCGGCGATCCTGGGCCGGCTGGGATGCCGATTTAGCGACGCCCCGCCGCCGCGCGCCCACGTTTCGAAGCCACTGAGGAGTCTGAGTGATGGAAGCGACGAAGACGGAACTGCGATCCGCAATGGACTGGCTGCTCGCCGGGGAGACCGGAGCGTCATCGAAAGCGCTGATGGCCGCGATGCTGGGCGCTACTCCGCAACCAATGGATTACCCGCACGACCCACGCGATCTGGAACGCTGCCTGCGGCTCCTGGGGCGCATTCCGACATGGAAGCCAAGGATCGGCGAGATGGCGGCCTGCGGGCCTCACTGGGCGGCGCCGGTGCCTGCCTGGAGCGAGTTGGAGGCGCTGATGGCGGAAGAGGTCGGGATTGACTGGAGCAAGGGGGCCAGCGCGCCGCTGACCTACTATGCGATGCGGGTGGTGCTGGATGGAGTGGCGCAATGAGCCTCACCAACCCCCAACGTCGCGCCTTGATGTGGCTACCGGCGGACGGCTCCTGGGTGGTCGGAGTCCCGCGCTCCGTGGCCGCCGACGTGGACAGCCTATGCCTCTACTACCCGGACGCGGCCCTGGCCGAGTGGGGCGACTTCGGCCCGCGTGGTGGCCGCTGCCGGCGGGCGCGGTTGCTCCCGCGTGGGGTGGCGCTGCGGGCCGCGCTGGATGGGGAGAGCGTGGGATGACCCGCGCGGACCTGATCCAGGCGATGGCGCGAGAGATTGCCGGCCAGGGATGCACCAAAGCGGATGCCGAGGGTGGCCTATGTGATGCGGCAGTCTGCTGGTGCGTCAGCAGTGCCACCGCCGCCCTCGCCGCCCTGGACGCGGCTGGGTTCGTGGTGGTGCCGAAGGTGGCGACGCCGGAGATGGTAAGGGCGGCGTGGGACGAGGGCGGTCTAACCACCGAGTCCGGAGTGTTGGTAGCTGAAATTCAGGCGGATAAGATCTACCGCGCCATGATCGACGCGGGGAGGAGTGGGCCAAAAACGGAAGCGCGCCTTCCGATCCGCCCGGGCGACAGCGTGATCGTCATCCATGAGCCATCCCCTCCCATCCGACTTTGTCTTGGCGCCAAGGTGATCCTTGGCCTTCTCGGAACAGCGGAACGGCAGGTTGGATCGTACGGTGACTGGTGGGTGAGCTTCTATGCGTTCGGGAGTGCGAGAGTGCCGGCCGAGTGGCTGCGGCGCAGTAATCACGCGCCGCCGGAGGAGATCGACGACGCGGACGCCACCCCATGACCACCGCAGGCCATTACTTCGCGGCGGATTGGCTCGGCCGCCTGACCTGCGGCTGCGGCACCCGCTGGACCTCGATCGCCGGCACCACGCGCGAGCAGGTCGGACAGCCTGGCATCGCGCATATCGGAACGCTGACGGCTACCGAGTGCGCCGAGATCGAGGCCGCGCGCGATGCGCAGTGGCTGCGGGGATTGGGGCGGGCGGTGGAACTGGTTGGAGGTGAGGGATGATGGCTACTCCGCGGCGAGACGCCCGCCCGGCACCAACTCCGGGTGCGCTTCCCATGCGTCCAGCAGAAGCGGCACCCATCGCGGAACGGGCTGCACGTCGCGTCCCGACCGCGGCTTCCCCCACCCCAGCACGGTGGACACATGCACCCCGGTCAGGCGGCCGAAAGCCTCGGCGGTCAGGCCAAGGCTCTTGCGGCGGGCGTGGAATTCGGCGGGGGTCACAGGTCCTCTCGCACCCACTGGACCCTCCGATCCGCCTTAAGTTCGGCGAGTTTCTTAGCCCTCGACTTCCGGAGCCGGAATTCCACGGTCATCACGGCGCCATTGTCCAGGCTGCTGTTGTCACCCAAGGCGCCGGGGATATAGCGGTAATGCAGCCGGAATGGCCCGCGTTGACTGTGCCGTGTGTTTTGTGCGACGTTTTGCATGTCATCCTCTTCCGTTTTGGGTGTCATCGTCCCTGTGGGGCGCGGGTCGAAACCAGCTACGGCGAACTGACTTGGTTAGTGCTTTTCGGAGAGCCGGCCGGCGGCATTTGCGCGCCGGCCGGCATTCGATCAGCCCTCCTCGCCGTCGGTGTCGTATTGGGCGGTGTAAGCGCGGTCGCGACGGTCAGCGGTGCTCTGGAAACGCTGGTAGCGGCTGGGGTTGGCCTCGTAACTGGCTTGGGCTTCTGCGCCGGCGCGGTTCCTGGCGTCCCACAGCCGCTGCAGCGCGGCAGCTTCGGGTGCCGTCAAGCCGATCGCGGCACTGGACGCCCACAGCGAAATCTTGTGCGTCACATCGCCGATCGGCTGTGCCAACTTGATCGGGGCGCTCCCCTTCAGACCGGTCTCGGCACCGAACGAATAGTCGGCCCCGTCGAAGGAAAGCGTCCGGCCGTCCTTCAGGGTCTTGATGATGGTCATCGGCCGTCCCCTTGTTGCGCCGGGCTCCATCGCCCTGACAAGCGAAAACATCGCACAGTGCGCGGCGACGCGCAACAGAAAAACGCACTGTGCGATGAATTATTTTGGAGTGCGCCATGACGCTCCTGCCGGCCGCCTAACCACCCCCCGCCGCGCCAACGGCGACCACCCCTGCCCCGTGGAGATGCCTATGCAACGGTTCCCGACCACACGAACGCTTGACATCCCGCCCGCCCGCGCGTATGTGGCGGTTTCGTTCCGCTGCGGGGTGACGCAATGAGCGTCGCCATTCCGCAGCCGCTGCATGTCGCGGCCGAAGCGAAAACCTCAAGATCGACGTGGGGCGGCCCTCGCCCAGGGTTTGGCGGACCCCAGCCCGGCTCCGGACGCCCGCGGAAAGCAACCCCTCCAGCCCCCGCCCGCTACGCCACCGACCACGCCCAATGGCGCGTCCTGGCAACCTGGGGGCAGGCCGAGCGGCTTGTGGTGCAGGAGCTGACCCGCCAGGGCTACGAGACATACCTCCCGCTGGTCGCCATTCGCCGGCGCGATCCCGCCATCTCCTCGATGTGGCATGAAGTCCGTGTCCCGCTGTTCCCCGGCTACGCTTTCATCCGGCTGACGAACGCCGAGACCCGGGAACCGATCGCCGCGACGAGGGGCGTCCGCGAGTTGCTGCATCGCCCGGATGGCCGGCTGTCCGTGGTATCCGATGGCGAGGTTGACCGGTTGCGTGGCGGCGACGAGACGCGGCTCAGGCTGCCCAAGGAGACGGCTCCCGTTCTGGCGGCTGGTGCAGCGGTCAGGATTACCGAGGGCGCCTTCTCCGGCCTTTCTGGGGCGGTTGCCGAGTGCGATGGTGTCCGGACCCGCGTGGTGCTGGCGCTGTTTGATCGGGATGTGCCGATTTGGCTCGACCGGGTGGCTGTGGTGGAGGCGGCGTGATGGAACTGAGACCCACCCAGCCGGGCGCGACCATCCAGACGACGATCGGGTCGCCTTATGGCATCTGTGGTGGAGGTGGCGTGATGGACATCGACCCCGACGCCCAATACCCCGACACGGACGGCCTGGCTGCGGCTCGCGCTGCCGTGGGTGACGAGGTGGTATCGTTCATGTGGGGCCGACCCAGCGACCAAGGCTCCGCCAACGCCACCTTCGTTGTCGAGTGCGGCCATGGGGGCGTGACCGCCGATGTCTCGATCCCGCCAACAGTGCAACGGGCACTTCAGGCTGGCGGAGATCTGAAATTCCTCTCTGGCGACGGCACCACCGGGACGATGCACTTCGGCGTCGTGCCGCCAGCCACCGCGGCCCCGCTCCCATCCCGCGCGTTGCGGCCTCTGTCGCGCCGCACCGACCTGAGCTGCGGCCCGTTCTGACCACCGCGGTAGCCTGCGACTAGGAATTCTGATACCTTTCGACCGGCACAGCTAGGGTAGCTCCCGAAAAGCCCGTTATCCCCGGGCCTGCTGTGTCGCTTCATGGGGATATCGAGAGGGATACTCGGTGAGTGATACTCAGACGCTTGGCACCACCAAGCGGTGTAGTAAATGCGGCCAACTTAGGAGCGCCGCAGACTTCTCAAGGGACCGAAGGGCCAGAGACGGCATGCACTGCATTTGTCAGCCGTGCAGGCGCGTAAGGGCTCGGGCGAAGTATAAGGCTCAAAATGAGATAAGGGAGCGCTATAGACGCGCTCATATCCGGCGCACGTACGACCTTACCCCTGCGCAGTATGACGCTATGGTTGCGGCCCAGAATGGGGCATGCGCTATATGTTGCAATCGGCTAGAGACCGGGCGCGGCACTAATGTGGACCACTGCCATGTCACCGGGAGAGTCCGGTCAATTCTGTGCATGACATGTAATATCGCGATAGGCGGGGCGCGTGATGACCCTGCATTATTGCGGGCAATGGCGGACTACGTAGAACAACATCGCGCCACCCCGGCCGCGACCTAACGATCCCGATTAGCGCCCGTAACCTCCGGCTGTAAAACGCAACCCCGAGTAGCCATGCCCGCCCGCAAAGAGATCGACATCGCCGCCGCCAGACGCGACTACGACGCCGGCGTCGAGACGATGGACCAGATCGCCGCGCGCTACGGCGTCAACCGGCAAACTCTGCGGGCGCGACTGACTGAGTCCGGCGTGCCGAAGCCGACCTGGCGCGAGAGCGTCCGGCGGATGAACGACAGGCCGGCGGGTGGGGGTGAAGCGAACGGCATGCCGGCGAGTGGCGCATCCGGGCATGGACCCGGCACCGGCGGCGGCGCCCGCATCCCGCAGAAGGCCATCCGGGGGCGTGGCGAAAAGGCGGCTCCGAACCTGCCCGACAACACGATCCCGCCGTTCGACGCTGAGACCGCCGCCATCATGGGCAGGCTGGGCGCGGCGGTCGGCAACCTTCCGGAGGGCCGGGAGCGCGCTGAGTTGACGCGGGTCATGCGGGCGTTCGAAAGGTCCCCACTCGTGCGGGAAAAGCTGCGCAGCGTTCAGGAATACCTGCTCGAACTGGACGCTCTGATCGACAACGCGAAGTTCGAGACGACGAAATTGGGCGCGATTCGGGAGATGCTGGATCGGCTGGGCGCGTCACAAGATGATAGCGCCAATAAGATTGTGATCGTCGGCGGCCTGCCGGATGACGATTGAGATATCACTCCCTATCCTGCATCCCGGCCAAGTCGAGATTTATCGCAATCGAGCCAAGCTGAATGTGGTCCGATGCGGCCGGCGTTGGGGCAAGACGAAGCAGATGGTCACGATGGCGGCCGACGCCGCTATCAAGGGCCGCAAGGTGGGACTATTCACCCCTGAGCATAAGCAGCTTCAGGAGCCATACGAAGAACTGCTGTCCATCCTGCGGCCGATCAAGCAGCGCGCCAGCAAGACGGAGGGAACGATCCGCACGGTAACGAGCGGCGTGATCGACTTCTGGTATCTGGACGACAATGAACTGGCCGGGCGCGGTCGCGAATATGACCTCGTGATGGGTGACGAAGCGGCATTCACGAAGGATGGCCAGGCCAAGGGCATCTGGGAACGGTCGATCAAGCCGACCATGCTCACGCGCCCGAAAAGCGCGGCGTGGTTCTTCTCGACGCCGAATGGCAATGACACGGGCAACTTCTTCTGGCAGCTCTGCAACGACCAGGAGATGGGGTTTTTCGAGCACTACGCGCCGACATCCACCAACCCATTCGTGCCACCCGAGGAGTTGGAGCGCGAGCGGGAGAAGAACCATCCGCTGGTGTTCCAGCAGGAGTATCTGGCGCAGTTCGTTGATTGGTCGGGCGTCGCGTTCTTCGCGCTGGACAAGTTGCTGGTAGACGGCGAGGGGGTCGATTACCCCGCAGGCTGCGATACGGTGTTCTTTGTGGCGGATACCGCCGTCAAGGGCGGCGCTGAGCATGACGGGACCGCCGTGAGTTGGTGGGCGTTTTCCTCATTCGGCCCCCACCCGCTGGTCTGCCTGGATTGGGACATGCAGCAGATCGACTCTGCGCTACTTGAGAACATCGTCCCGCAGTGGGTCGAGCGTGGCCATAACTTGGCACGGCAATGCCGGGCTCGGTTTGGGTTTACCGGCGGCAACATTGAGGATGTTTCGGCCGGGTCCATGCTGCTTCAGCAGTGCGCGTTGCGCGGGCTTCCGGTGTACCCGCTGCCTTCTGACCTGACCGCCGCCGGAAAGGACAACAGAGCGATCAACGCCAGCGGGCCGGTCTATCGCGGCGAGGTGAAGTTCAGTCGCGTGGTCGCAGACAAGAATGATGTGACGTTCAAGGGCGCCACCCGCAACCACTTCCTCTCGCAGATCACCGGCTTCCGGATCGGCGACAAAAATGCCGCAAAACGCGCGGACGATTGCCTCGACACCTTCACCTACGCCATCGCGATCACACTCGGAAATTCAAAGGGTTACGCCTGATCACCGCCGGATCCTAACGGACTGCCGCGACACGTAAGTGAGATAGGCCCCGAAGACCCAAATCGCCCCGGCAATGATGAGCGCCATCCCGATGCTGTGCGTGGCCGAGACCACGGCGATGAACACAATCACCGCCCCGGCCGTGAACGCCGCGCCGACAATGCCCCTGGCAAACGATCCGAACATTCCCGCCCCGCTAGTGAAACGGCTGACGTTACGCCTCGCGGGGCTTGATGCCAAGCCGCAAGGATAGTGCACCGGTATGAGCGCCAATACGACCGAGGGCGGTAACCAGTTCGCCAATCTCGGCCTGACTGGCGGGATCGGCAGTGAACTCACGAACCTGTTGCTGGCCGATGCGATCGTGCCCGGCAGCCCGGTCGGTTATGCTACAGCAAAGGCCATCTTCGCATTCCATCCGTTGGGCGCGAAGATGGCTGAGAACCCGATCAACATGGCCCAGAGCCAAGAGCGGGAAATCACGGTTCCGGCCGGGCCAGAGACGCGGCTCGTCGAAGCCTTTCATCGCGAATGGAAGGCGATCAGTGCGGATGCGCTGATCAAGTCAGCCGCGGTCACGGCGCGGATCTATGGCATCGCGAGCTTGGTTGCCGGTGAGCGGGGAGGCGATCCGTCTAAGCCGATCGACTGGAAGCGGCTCGCCGACGCCGACCTGTATTTCAATGTCCTTGATCCACTAAATACGGCTGGGTCGTTGGTGCTGGACCAGGACCCCAATAGTCCGGATTTCCAGAAGCCTAAGGCCGTGAGCGTCGGCAACCAAGCGTATCACCCGTCACGCACCGTCGTGGCGATGAACGAACAGCCGATCTACATCGAGTGGAGTAATTCGGCCTTCGGGTTCGTCGGGCGCAGCGTTTACCAGCGCGCGCTCTATCCGATGAAGTCTTTTATCAACTCGATGATCACCGACGACACGGTGACGAAGAAAGTCGGTCTTCTGGTCTGGATGGCGAAGGCGCCTGGCAGCATCATCAACAATCGGATGATGTCGTTTTTGGGATGGAAGCGGTCCCAGCTTCAATCCGGCCTGACAGGCAACGTCCTGACGATCCCAGAGACCGACAAGATCGAGTCGCTGAATTTCCAGAACCTTGAGGGTGCGGCGCGGCTGACGCGGGAAAACATCCTGAAGAACATCGCGACCGCAGCCGGGATGCCGGCGCGGATGCTGGATCAGGAAACGCTGGTGTCTGGGTTCGGCGAGGGCGCCGAGGACGCCAAGCAGATCGCGCGCTATATCGATCGCGTCCGCATCGAGATCGACCCGCTGTATCGGTTCTTCGACCGCATCGTCCAACGTCGGGCCTGGTCGCCCGCCTTTTACGAGACCATCAAGCGGGACTATCCGGATGACGTCCGGGGAATGCCGTATGAGACTGCGTTCTACCAGTGGGTGAACTCGTTCAAGGCGACCTGGCCGAACCTATTGGTCGAGCCGGATAGCGAGCGGGCGAAGACGGAAGAGGTTCGCTTCAAGTCCGCCGTCGCCGTGTTCGAAGTGATGATGGACAGGCTGGACCCTGAGAACGCCGCCGCCCTGGCCGCGTGGGTCGCAGATGAGATCAACTCCCGCCGCGAGCTATTCTCTGTGCCGCTGCCGCTCGATGAGGATGCGCTGGCGAAGTGGCTGAAGAGCAAGCCGGCGGTCGGCGCCGACGATGAGATGGAGCCGCGGCCGTTTTCGGCGGAGACTTAGCCGATGCCCCCGCCGCCCCCTGAAGGCTCGCAGTGGCCGTCGAAGTGGACGCTGCAGTACGGCAATCAGACGCCGCGCCAGCCGACGTTCCGGCAGCTTCTGGCCGAAGCCGTGCGGGAACTGAGCGACGAAGGCTACACGTCTGCGGAGCGTATCGCCGAATGGATGACGCGGCTCCGGAATGCTGCGGAACGTGAACTTGGGCCTGATGCCGCAATCGACGTCGAGTCCCGCGAAGCCCTTGGGGCGATCTTCCAACGGTGGGTGGACCGGAACAAGATTGCCGAGCGTGTCGAGGGCGTGACGCGCTTCGGCATCGGCATTGTAAAGCCACAACTCAG